GGTAAAAAGTATGATAAAGAAGGCAACGTAATACCCCAAGAAAAAGATCATGCTACTTGTCATTTTGCTGAGTCTGCTAAAATATTTAAGAGGGTAAGAGATATTGTCGCAAAGAGTGAACAGTATGTTAGAATGAGAAAACAATGGAGGGCATCTGAATGAAGATTTTATTAATTACAGATCAACACTTCGGTGTTCGTAATGACAACGTGTACTTTATAGAACATTATAAAAAATTCTATGGTCAAATAGTCATACCATTTATAGAAAAACTAGGTATCAAAGAGATTATTAATCTAGGTGACACGTTTGATAAACGTAGATCAATAAACTATATGTCTCTTGATGAAGCAAAGTCAATGTGGTTTGATCCTATTACAGAACTAGGATGTCATATGACTAGTCTAGTAGGTAACCATGACATATATTATAAGAATACACTTAGGATAAATGCTCCAACAGAACTATTAGGAGAGTACGAAAACTTTGATACAGTAGATAAACCAACTACTCTTAACTATGATGGGTTAGATATCCTTATGCTACCTTGGATATGTGAAGAGAACTATGATAAAACTCTTAGAGTAATTACTGAGAGTGAAGCACCTGTGTGTATGGGTCATCTAGAACTCAATGGTTTTGAAGCACATCCTGGTCATGTAATGCAGACAGGAACTGACATGTATATATTCCAGAAATTTAAAAAGGTATTTTCTGGACACTATCATACTAAATCTAATATGGATAATTGTTATTATCTTGGCAACCCTTACCAATTATACTGGAGTGATTATGGAGCAAGAAGAGGATTCCATGTCTTCGACACAGAAACTTTACGAACTACTTTTTACAGAAATCCCTTTGACACTTTTCATAAGTTGTATTATAATAATAAATTGGAGCCATTGGATGAGAAAAGTCTGGAAGGAACATTCGTCAAACTCATAGTAGAAGACAAAGGTGACTATGCTAGATTCGATTACAATGTGCGAAAACTTCAAGATATAGGTCTTGCAGATCTTAAAATTGTAGAAGACCTTAGTGTCAATCTTGAGGAAGGTGATTCTACCATAGAAACTGAAGACACTTTAACTTTACTTGATAACTACATAGATGAAATAGATATCAAAGTAAATAAAGATAATGTCAAATCAGTTATGAGATCACTTTACATGGAGGCAGCAGAACTATAGTGTTCGTATTGACAACTGGAAAAAAAGGTGGTGTATGGTCTGTTATGAATGACAAGAACAAAAAGACTGTACATTGTTTTGAAGAAAGAGAAGATGCTGAAAGGTATCTCTATCTTCTTGAAGCAGATGACGTTACAGACTTAACAGTCATGGAAGTTGATCCAGATATAGTTGCCCTAAACTGTGACAATTTTGGTTATAATTATACTATTGTCACCCCAGATGATTTTATAGTTCCCCCTAAAAAATGATTACATTTGAAACTTTGAAGTGGAAGAACTTTCTTTCCACAGGTGATCAGTGGATTGAGATGAACCTTAATACAACTACATCTACATTAATCGTAGGTGCAAATGGTGCAGGTAAATCTACTATGTTAGATGCATTGACATTTGCTTTGTTTAACAAACCGTTTAGGAAAATTTCTAAAGGTCAACTGGTAAATAGTATCAACGAAAAAGGAACTAAAGTCGAACTGACATTTACTATAGGGAGGGATGAGTACCGTGTATTCAGAGGAATTAAACCTACTACGTTCGAGGTTTATAGGAACAATAAGTCACTTGATCAGGATGCTGCAACTAAAGACATGCAGAAATACCTCGAACAAAGTATTCTCAAACTCAACTTCAAGTCCTTTACACAAGTCGTCATCTTGGGTTCATCCACATTTGTCCCCTTCATGCAACTCAAAGCACCTCACAGGAGAGAAGTTATCGAAGATCTACTCGACATCCAGATCTTCTCACAAATGAATCAACTCCTTAAGGATAGAGTTCGTGCTGCTAATATAAAAGATAAAGACTGCACACATATGGTAATGTTGGCAGAAGAGAAAGTAACATCACAAGAGAAGTTAATCGACTCATTGAAAGAAGTCAATGATGAATTAAAAGAAACTCAACTAAAAAAATTAAATACAAAGAACCTCCAGATCTTAGATATATGCAAGGACAAAGAGGAGATTGAAAAACAATTAGAAACATCAAAGGATGTATTAAAAGACTTTGATAGTCATAAGAAATCACTACAAGAGTTAAGGTCTACTGAATCTGATATCAAATCAGAACTAAGGAGAGTTACTAAAGAAACAAAATTCTTTAAGAACAATGATACATGTCCTACATGTACTCAGGTTATTAATCCAGATTTTAAAAAGGATAAGGTAGATATTCTAACAAAGGATGGTGTATCTCTTACAAAGAAAACAAACGAATTTAAAGAACAGATTTCTACTCTTGTAGAAACTATACAGGAACTAGAAACTATATCTGAAGAGGTATATCAACTTCGTAGTCAGGTATCATCTTATGATAGAGACATTATTCGTTTAGAAAAAGATGTACTTACTATTGAAAAGGAATTAGATAAGTTAGAACATGATACTCCTAACATTGATAAGGAGAATCATATACTAAAGTCTCTTGAATTAGATCTAGAAGATGTCAGAGACAAGTGTGGTAAGGTATCAGAAGAACTAGATGAGTTCAAAGTCGTTGCTAATTTATTGAGAGACTCAGGTATCAAAGCAAAAATTATTAGAAAGTATGTGCCTGTATTCAATAATCTTATCAATAAATATCTTCACAGTATGGATACCTACTTTAACTTTACTCTTGATGAAGAGTTTAATGAAGTTATTAAGAGTAGGTTTAGAGATGAGTTTAGTTACTCATCATTCTCAGAAGGTGAGAAACAAAAGATTGACTTAGCACTTCTCTTTACTTGGAGAGAGGTAGCACGTATGAAGAACTCAGCAGCAACTAATCTGTTGATTCTTGATGAAGTATTTGATAGTTCTCTTGATGCTGCTGCAACAAATGATCTAATCAGTATACTTTTAAAACTAGGTGCTGACACAAATTTATTTGTGATATCACATAAAGGTGAAATTCTTATGGATAAATTCAAACGAACTTTATCCTTTGAAAAGATAAATGATTTCAGTAAAATGGTAGATGATGCATAAGGCTTGGAAAATATGGAAGTACTCATTAGGATCTTTTAATGATGAAACAACGAAGGAATATGATAATGCTGTGGTCGTTGTTCGATCTGTTATCTGTGCTTGGTATCTCATTACTAATTGTTTTATTATATCAGGGGTAGTACGACATTGGAATGCCAATCAGAAAAGTGGCACACAAGTGGTCGCACCTGTTGACAGTTCCGCTATAATAAAGACATCTAAGGAACAGCAATGAACATCAATCAAGAAGTCAAAGGAACACTCGCTAGACTACTAGCAACAGAAAACCTTACAGTAGAGCATCGTAAGGTAAGCACAGCATACTTCGATACAGAGAAGCGTCTACTATGTCTTCCTATCTGGAAGAATGCTTCTAACACAGTATACGATCTTCTAGTAGGTCATGAGGTAGGACATGCACTATACACACCTAACGAAAGACCAGATAATGTTAACAAGTCATTCCTTAATGTTCTAGAGGATGTAAGAATCGAGAAGTTGATGAGAGCAGCATATCCAGGTCTTAAGAAAACTTTCTTCAATGGATATGCAGAGTTATGGAAGGATGACTTCTTTGGTGTTGCTAACGAAGATGTAAATGAGATTGCTTTTATTGATCGTATCAATCTATTCTACAAAGGTTGCTATGACATGGAGTTCACTGATGAAGAGAGAGTATATGTAGAACGTGCAGGTGCAACAAAAACTTTTGATGAAGTTGTAGAACTAGCAATCGAACTATATGGTTTGATGGAAGAGAAAGATCTAGAGAAACTTGCATCATTACCTAACGAAGGAAATGACATGGACTTTGATTTAGATGACTTTGAAATGACTCCATCTCAATCAGACAATCAAGGTGAAGAGCAAAGAATTGACTCTAAGAAACCTGCTCAGTCAGACTCTAATCCAGAAGATGAGGGAGATGAAGATGAGCAAGATGCACCACTACCTTCTACTATGGGTGGAGATACAGGTACTGTTGAGACAGAAGCAAAAACAGATGCAGCATTTATAGAAGCATTAGATTCATTAATTGATGAGGATGCTAAAGAGTGGGTTTACTTAGACTTACCAAAGATCGACTTAGACAAATTCATCATACCTTCTAAGCAAATTACAGAGACACTATACTATCACTTCAACGGTAGAGCAATGTCTTCACGTGAGACACAAGACTGGTATATGGAGCAACTTAACTATGGAATCAGAAAGTATCTTGATTTCAAAAAGTCAGCATCTAAAACTGTAAACTATCTTGTAAAACAGTTTGAAATGAAGAAGTCTGCAGAGAACTACAAGAGACAGGCAACTTCTAAGACAGGTGTTATCAATACAAATGCACTTCACAAGTACAAGTTAACAGATGATATCTTTAAGAAAATCACTGTTGTTCCAGATGGTAAGAATCACGGTCTTGTAATGTATCTTGACTGGTCTGGTTCTATGTCTTGGACTATCCTTGATACACTTAAGCAAGTATACAATCTAGTTTGGTTCTGCAAAAAAGTAAACATTCCATTCAGAGTATACGGATTTGCTAGTGGTTTCAAAGGTGGTAGAGGTTACTACTATCATGGTAATGATCATACTCATCCATGCATGTCACCAAAAGAAAATCAGTTAGCGATTGGTGATGATGTAGATTTACTAGAGTTCTTATCTTCTAGACAACGCACTAGAGATCTTGAAGAGTCAATGAAGTATCTCTTCCTACAGTGCCACAGTTTCCATAACTCACAGTTAGGATATTGTCAAGAGTATAGTTTAGGTGGAACTCCATTAGCAGAAGCACTATATGCTTCACGTCAAATTGTTGACAGACTAAAGAAAGAAGAGAAAGTATCTAAAGTAAATGTTATCTGTCTAACTGATGGCGAAGCACAACCAATGAACTTCACTGCTAAGTCAACTTATGAGCACAACGAAGGTCAGTGGTATTCAAAGAGTCTAGCAACTACTTATGGTAAAGTTTACTTCTTACGTGATAGAACAACTGGTTACACTAAGAAAATAGATACTTGCTCAAGTGCTACTACATCAGGTATCGTAGGTTTCCTTAGAGAAATTACTGATTACAACTGGGTAGGTATTCGTCTATGCAACAAAGGTGATGCAAATCGTATGTTCAGACAGTACGCTATGGCAGACTATGAGAAACTAGATAAGCAATGGAGAAAAGAAAGATGGGCATCTATCAAGAATGACTGTGGATTTACTGAAGCATTCTTCATGCCTGACAGAGGTAACGGAGAAGGAACTCAGGATATCGAAGTCAAGCAAAAGAGTGAGGTTGCTACTAAGGCAGAACTACAACGTGCATTCAAAAAGCACATGGGTTCTAAGATGACTAACAAGACAATCCTCAACGCATTCATCAATCAAATAGCATGAGTCTCTGGAAAAATTATCAGGAAGCGGTTTTTGAAACGTTTCCTGATTTGACATTTGAAAAACAACATGTTCACTGGATCAATGACAGGGGAGTAAACCTCACTGCTGACTTGTATTCTGGTAAACATTTTATTAAGTCTAGGCATGTTGATATATGGGATGACAAACTAAACATTCATAACAATGTAATCTATCCTAAGACAGGACATAACCTTCCCTGTTTTGGTATGGATCTCATGGGGTTCTTTGAAAAGAAAGTCATCATAGTATTTGACTTCCAACATCCTGTAGAAAAATATCTAATGTCTGTACCTGAGTTACCAAAAGCAGAAGGAACATATAGATTCTTTGAACCTGGTAATCATTTTTCTGAAAATATATTTGTTAGGTATTGCACTATGTCTGAGGTAGATGATTATCTTCCTGACTTTAAAAAATATCTATCGGTATATAAAAAGATGTTAGATGAAGCACAACCCACAGGAGAGGATACTAGTTGCTATAATGATTTTGATAAGTATATGATAAGACTTGACCCTATCTCAGGATATCTAGGTAGTGCTTTTGGTAAAGAAGAATCAGATAAACTAATCAAGGAGTTCTTTTTCAGTTATGCATAATATTAATCAGGACATAGCAGTTCTATTAGCATACTGTATGCAGGATTTTGAAGGTGTAGAACCATTAGAGTGTCCTATGCCAGAAGTTAAAAGGGAAGATCTTATCATTAGAAATACAATGTACAAGACACCTAAACTTAGGAAGATACATTTAGAACTAGCAGAACTAAAAGGATTAAAGATACTACACTGTGTATTTTTTCCAGACCCTAATTATAATTTACCTATCTTTGGATGTGATATAGTTGCTAACGATAAGATTGTTAGTGCTGCTATTGTTGACGTATCACCAGTAAAAGGATTTGAAGAGTGGGATAAGATTAGAGATATTAGTAATGCTTTTGACTTTAGTGAGAAGAGACATATACCTGCATGGGGTGATGATGTATTTTCTCCTTATGCTAAGTTTATGCGTTTAAGTAATGACAAAGACATATCAAACTTCTATGTTCTTGTAGTAAACTATTTAAAAACATATTGTGATCTAGTAGATTCTGCTGAAAAGGATGACAACTGGATCATGACTATGCTAAGATATGATGACCAGATTCATTATTGTAAACAACAAAAAAAGAATGACAAAACACGTGCCATTCTTGTAAATTTATTTGATGAAACTTGGGCAAATGATTACATAGATAATGTACTATTTGACCTTCCTAGGATTAAATAGATTCCAGTTCTTATTAAAGATCACATCTAAGTAAACCCACTTTGCATAGTGGACTCCACGATAACACAGCAGGGCAAAGACCTTCTCAGGATTATGAATTTCTGGATCGTATTCTGGAACATCTGGTATCTTCCAATTAATTTGTAACATTGTCTTTACCTCCTGTAATATTTAGTGTTCGGAGATCCTAACAAAACAGTTCAAGCAAGCACACTTTTATGAAAACTACTAAATGGTCTGCCTATATTCTATTACAATCTAATAGATTAACTAAAGTAGAATTTACAACCGAATCAAATTTAAGAGAAGATGCTGAACAACGTTGTAAAGCGATGTATGGAGTAAGTGATATCAGACAGCTTAAAAGAGAGTGGACAGTTTAATTAGTGTACCACCTGGCTTGCAAATGGTATCGTTTACTATTATAATAAATGTATAAATAAATGATTCCGATTACATCATGACTTTCCAACCAATCTTTACTAAAGACGATCTCCTTAACTTCTTTCAAGCAGGAGACATAGACACAGAACAAGTAAAAGCATTCGCTACAAAATACAATGTTCAGATTCAAAGTGTCACCAAGAGAATGAACAAACTTCCACAGTTCCAGAAACTAGGTCGTGGTCGTTGGAATCTTACTGCACAAGAAATTCATAAGGCATTTGTTGCACCTTCTGCACAACCTGCTGTTGAGGCATCTTACATTCCTGATAAGGACAACACCTATGTTCCTTTCGGTAACTACAATAGTCTCAAGAAGATTATACAGTCTAAGATGTTCTATCCTGCGTTCATCACTGGTCTATCTGGTAACGGAAAGACTTTCTCTGTTGAGCAAGCATGTGCTGCTCTAGGACGTGAGTTGATCAGAGTCAACATTACTATCGAGACAGATGAAGATGATCTTATCGGTGGTTTCCGTCTTAACGATGGGTCAACTGTATGGCATAACGGTCCTGTTATTGAAGCACTCGAAAGAGGTGCAGTACTTCTCCTAGACGAGATCGACCTAGCATCTAACAAGATTCTATGTTTACAATCTATCCTTGAAGGTAAGGGTGTATTCCTTAAGAAAATTGGAAGATTTGTAAAACCTGCTGCAGGTTTCACGATTATAGCCACCGCTAATACAAAAGGAAAAGGTTCTGACGATGGTAGATTCATAGGAACTAATGTTCTTAACGAAGCATTCCTTGAGAGATTCCCTATCACTTTTGAGCAAGAGTATCCATCTGCATCTATTGAGAATAAGATTCTATCAAATCAAGGATGTGATAAAGAGTTCGCAGAGAACCTAGTCAAGTGGGCAAGTATCATCCGTAAGACATTCTTTGATGGTGGTGTTGATGAAGTGATTACAACACGTAGACTTGTTCACATTGTTCAAGCATTCAACATCTTCAACAACAGATTGACTGCTATCACTCATTGTGTTAACCGTTTCGATGATGACACTAAGCAATCATTCCTTGATCTTTATACTAAAGTTGACGCAGGGGAAGAAACAGAGTATAATGAAGGGGAATAATAACCCTTCATTATGAGGAAATACAATGAGGATGGATATCTAAAAGAGATTTCCGAATACATTGCTAATACATACCGAGGTCATTATTCTGTAGGAAACGTACAGACTCTTGACCTCATTGACTCTGTTGGTGATGCTGAAGCATTCTGTAGAAGTAATGTTCTAAAGTATGCATCACGTTATGATAGGAAAGGGACAGCAAGAAAGGACATTCTAAAGATTGTTCACTATGGTCTACTCCTCCTACACTTCAACGACAAACGCGAAAAAGCAAATCAAACTAATGCAGGAACTCCTTCTGCCTTTACTGTAGATTACGACAAATGATTATGATTACCAAACCCACTATTGAAATTCTAAAGAACTTTTGTTCTATCAACAAGTCTCTTGTTATTAAACCTGGCAATAGGTTAAGTACATTAAGTATCAATAAAAATATTCTTGCCTATGCTGATGTTGAGGAACAGTTTGATTCACAGATGTCTATCTATGATCTCTCAACATTTTTAGGTGGGTTATCTTTATTTGAGAAACCATCTATTGATACATCAAAAGAGAATTATGTAACTGTTAGTGATGCTGCAGGACGTTCTAAAACTAGATTCTTCTATGCCGATCCTGATATTATTACACAACCTCCAGAGAAGGAAATTACTCTTCCTAGTCAGGATGTTAGTTTCCATCTTGATGCTAATGTTCTTCAGCAACTTCAACGTGCTGCTTCAGTATATCAACTACCAGACTTATGTCTTTATGGTGACAGTGAAGTAATGAACTTGACTGTATGTGATAAGAAGAATGATACATCAAACAGTTATTCAGTTGAAGTAGGATCTACAGATGCTGAGTTCTGCTATTGTTTCAGAGTTGAAAATTTAAAACTATTACCTGGTGCATATGATGTGTCAATAAGTAAAACTAACGTTGCACTCTTCCAAGGTAATGGGATAAAATATTTTATAGCACTAGAACCAAACACATGAACATCTTTGTGACTGATCCTGACCCTGTTAAATCAGCACAAGTCTTACCAGACAAACACATAGTAAAGATGCCATTAGAAACATGTCAAATGCTTTCTATTGTTGCATCAGAGAAATGGGGTCATGGATTTGGTGTTCTACCTAAAGTAGATGGAGCACCATACAAAACAGATAAGGGTGCATTTCGTAATCACCCTTGTACTATCTGGGCACAGAATAACTTTCGTTGGTTGATAGAACATGGTCTTGCATTGTGTGCAGAATATACACACAGATATAACAAGACACATAGTTGTCAATACACCATAGAGTGTGCGGATATTATTTTTCCAGATTGTCCACCACCAACATCATTCGTATTCGCAGGTCCTGATCAATTCAAGTATGATACTAGCATTGACATCTTTACTGCATACAAAAGATATGTTGCATTTAAACCTTGGGTCTCCACTAATTACTTACGTGACCCATCTCGCAAACCAGAGTGGGTATGAGAGTAGATAGACACTGGGATCCAGTAGACAATCTGGAACAAGAACTTCTAACAGAACTTGAAGGTATCACCAAACAACTTGGTGGTAACATGACTAAATTGACTAAAGTTGATTCTACTGGTAGAATGAGCACTGTCATTCAAATTGAATATAACATTACTACATCATGAATGATTTTTTATGGGTGGAGAAATACAGACCAAAAAAGATTGAGCACTGTATTCTTCCATCAAATGTGAAAGAGACTTTTACTAGTTTCGTAAAGCAAGGAGAGATACCAAATCTCTTGTTGTCAGGAACAGCAGGAGTCGGTAAAACAACTATTGCAAAAGCATTATGCAATGAATTAGGAGCAGACTTCTATGTTATTAATGGGTCTGATGAGGGTAGATTCTTGGACACTGTACGCAATCAGGCAAAGACCTTTGCTGCTACTGTTTCTCTTACATCTGAATCTCGTCATAAAATTCTCATTATTGATGAAGCGGACAATACGACACCCGACGTACAATTACTCTTACGTGCCTCAATCGAGGAGTTCCAGAAAAACTGTCGGTTCATATTCACATGTAATTTTAAGAATAAAATAATTGAACCTCTACACTCTAGAACAACTGTTATTGATTTTAATGTTCGTGGAAAAACAAAACAAGAACTCGCTAGTAAATTCTTTGAACGGTGTCGTGGGATTCTTGTTGCAGAAGATATACAATACACTGATTCTGTGGTCGCTCAAGTCGTCCAGAAATACTTCCCAGACTTTAGAAGAACACTCAACGAATTACAGAGATACGCATCTACAGGAAAGATAGATACTGGTATCTTAGCAACCCTTGGTGATGCTAAGATAGATCCACTTGTAGCATCATTAAAGAACAAGAAATTCAATGATGTTAAAAAGTGGGTTCAACAAAATATAGACAACGATCCCATATCTATCATGCGTAAACTGTATGATAGTTTACCTACAACAGTAGATAGTCCTAGTGTTGCTGCAGCAGTTTTAATAATTGCTGAGTATCAATACAAGGCAGCATTTGTTGTAGACCAAGAGATAAACTTATTAGCTTGTCTTACCCAAATTATGTTGGAGTGTAACTTTAAATGACTAACAAATTTATGAGAAAACGTGAGAAGATCAGAGCACAAATGAAGTCCAGATTCTATTACTTGTTCTGGGGTGCTATGGCAGGTGCTGTTGTAGGTGGACAAATTTATGTTGGTACATCTTATCGTGCAATGGCAAGATCAATGAACAGATGGTTTGAAGAAACTATTGATATCATTCAACCAATGCCTATTCCAAGAGGTCGTTACTTACCTATAATTCCACCTCCTATGGATTGGCATTCTGAGGACATGGTAATCAGATGAAAAAGATAGGAATATTTCCAACAAATATCTTTGAGTTTCAATTACATGATCTCCAACTTAGAGATGATGTTTATAGTTATATTGATACTCTTCAGATGAGTCGGTTTAACTTTCCACATAGAGTCATGAGTTCTCATGGTGATCTTCATAAACACGAAGAACTTAAACCATTGTATGATTGGTTTCATCAGTGTTTAGAAGAGGCAAGAGTAGCAGAAGGATTACAATGTGAAAGTTTAAAGATATCATTGTCATGGGCAAACTGGGCACCTAAACAATCTGGTGCAGGTCACCCAATGCATAGACATAACTATGCGTACTACTCTGCTGTATATTATCTTACAGAAGGATCACCTACAGTCTTTTTAGATCCTGTAGATATTAGAGGGTTAGATACTCTTGAAATATTACAGGGAGATAGAGAGAGTGTTCCTAATGAAAAAGAAATAGTTGCAGAACCTGGTAAACTAATTCTATTTCCTGGTTGGTTAAGACATTGTTCAGCACCACATCATCAGGACTTTAATAGATTTACTATATCATTCAACAGTCTTCCTGATGGTGCCATTAACGGTGGTCCTGGTGGAGTTCCAGTTGCAACCTTGAAAGTATTATGATGAAAACCCCATTGCGTTATCCTGGTGGCAAGTCTCGTGCCACAAAAAAGATAGCACAATTTCTTCCAGATCTTACAAAGTATAAATCATATCATGAACCATTCTTAGGAGGTGGGTCTGTTGCATTATACATTGCTCAAACTTATCCTCACCTAGACATCTGGGTGAATGATCTATATACACCATTAATAGAATTTTGGCAAACCCTAGCATCCAAAGGAGATGAACTCTACGATGAACTTATTCAACTTAAGCACAAACATAGTAACCCTGAGACAGCTAGAAAACTTTTTATCGAAGCTAAAGAGTATCTCGATAGAGAAACCTCAACCACATTTGATCGCTCCGTTAGTTTTTATATTGTTAATAAGTGTAGCTTTAGTGGTCTCACAGAATCGTCCTCCTTCTCCCCTCAAGCCTCCGACAACAACTTCACAGTTAGAGGCATTGAAAAGTTAAAATATTATAGGAGTATCATTGAAACTTGGAAAATCACCAACACGACGTACGAGGAACTATACACTGATAGTGTGGGCACTTTTACTTACCTTGACCCACCTTATGAAATCAGATCTTCATTGTACGGAAAGCGAGGTAGGATGCACAAAGGATTCGATCACGATAAATTCTATGAAAACTGTGATCACTCCTGTGGACACATGATGGTATCATATAATAGTTCTCAGTTAATTAAAGATAGATTTGTAGACTGGGATGCACAAGAGTACGATCACACCTACACTATGAGATCAGTAGGTGACTACATGAAAGATCAACAAGACAGAAAAGAATTACTTTTATTAAATTATGGCATACGATGATCGTTATCCTCTAAAGGATTATTTGAATAGTATTAATTACACTAAGGATTACCTCATGGAAGAGGATCCAGACTGGGAAAAGAATTACCCAACTTATGTTATTAATAAGTGTATGTCACATCATATGGATACTATTGTCTTTGCTAATGAAATGAATAGATATCCTAATTTAGATAAACGTTTGCAATATGATTTTTATATACATACTGTTAGACCCAAAAGAAGATTTTCTCCTTGGGCAAAGAAACAGCAAGTGAAAGATCTTGACCTTGTGAAAAAATACTATGGTTATAGTAGTGAAAAAGCAAATCAAGCCTTACGGATCTTAACTCCTGACCAACTTAACTACATTAGACAAAAACTGAGCAAGGGAGGCAAGAAATGAATGATGTGGATTGGACTAAAGATGATATGGTTGAAGTCACTCTTAAAGAACCAGATGACTTCTTAAAAATAAGAGAGACTCTTACTCGTATAGGTGTAGCATCTAGAAAAGAAAGAAAGTTATACCAGTCATGTCATATTCTTCATAAGAAAGGACAGTATTACATAGTACATTTCAAAGAGTTATTTGCATTAGACGGTAAGAAAGCAAATCTTTCAGAGAATGATCTACAACGCAGGAATAGAATTATTAAACTACTGTCTGATTGGGGACTAGTAGAGATTGTTAAGGTATCAGATGTGGTAGATGTAGCACCACTAAGTCAGATAAAGGTAATAGCATACAGGGAAAAGGGAGAGTGGATCCTTGAGTCCAAGTATAACATCGGTAAAAAGAGACAAGTATCAGAATGATATATAGAGTAGGTAAACTCTAAATCATGACAGAAGCAGTTAAAAAAGAAGACCCTAAGAAGAAAGGTATCCTAGGTAAGCTTAAAGAAGCAGCAGACGATAAAGAAGAGCAACTCGCTATTCTTTCTACATTTGTAAGATTGGCAGTGCTTGTGTGGTCCGCAGGGATCTTGACATTAGCATATGTTAAATTGCCTACTGCATTTAAAATACCAGAACAAAAACTGGATCCAACTTTCATAGCTTCGGTCTTTACTGGTACGCTAGCTACTTTTGGCGTACAAGCGGCTGGTAAGAAAAAGAATGGTGAGAATGGTGGAGGAGCAAACATATCTAAAAAAGATATGGAGTTCCTTATTGCTAAAGCATCAGAGACTGCACCTGCTCAAACTATAAGAATTGAGTCAGCACCTGTCAAAATCGTCCCTGATAAATAAGATCATGCAAAAAATTATTAATGTACTTGCTATTGCGTCTACTGTTGTATCTGCTACCGTTGTTGGTGGTGGTATATACGTATACCTCAATAGGGCATCCATCATTGATGGAGTTAAATCTAAAGTTATGGAATCAGTTATGCCATCTGTACCA